GCCACACCTATGACACCGGATAGAGAAGATTAAATCCGTTTTCACTTCTCCTCATCCTCCTTCTTCCGCAAGACAATCCACTTACCATTAATCTTGTCTGCAGATACAACATTGGCAGGTTGCCAAGTCCATTTTCCGTCTCGCTTCACTCGCCAATATAACTTCGCCATGTATACACGGTGTATACACAGGTACTTTAACGTCGTCACCATTCTTCGATGGATTCGCCTTTTACAAAATAGTAATAATTGGCTTTGATACCCTCAAGACCAACAGTAATTCCCCATACACCAAAACCATATGGATTCTTGAATGGTAATGCCCATGCCTTAGGTTCTGAAGCAAAACTCCTAATTGGATGCGTGGCCATCTTTGCCCAATGTTCGAGAAGAGAATCTTTTTCGTCTGCAGACGTTGTTTCTCCGATTTCTTCTTTTGACAACATTGGTCTAATTGATTTCATCGACTTGATTTCATCTTTGCGTTTTTTATGATCAAGAGCAGAACGGTTTCCGCTGCCAAACGCGTACTCATTCTCGGCTTCTGCACCAGACAGAATTAACCCGCCGATTTCGTAATAGGAAGTCATTCAACCCACTCCTTTCCACAAACGCCACATTCGTTATGAAGGATAACGTGGCCTTTTGACTCTTCAACTTTAATTGAAGTTACCAGAGTAGAATCACACTTAGGACACAAGTTAATCACTTTTTACGACGTGTGTTTTTTTTCTTAGAAGGAACAGCTACTAATTTCTTAGTGCTCTTCTTTTTATCAGTATAACGGTAACGCACAAGTTTACCGTCTTTTTTGAAAGTTTTTCCATAATTGTATTTCGCCATCAGAAGCACACTCCACTGAGTTGTGCCAGGAGGCGATCCGAGACTCCAATTAGATGAAGGAGTACCATACCCAGAAGGTACTCGATTTTATTCGAGCGGATATGGTTTAGAACGGAAGCAGCGGAGGCCGCCTCCTTGACTGTTTCTATTTCTGGAGTAGGTGTCATAATCTTCACATCTCCGTCATAGGTTCACATAGATAGCCACGATGGGTTCCTGGAACCATATCTATTTGAATAACAAGATTGGCAGCCTCACCTGAAGGTGTCCAATCGATACAAACTAAACCACAAGGGAAATTTCCACCCTTAAGTCGTTGAGTACCAACACCAAGGATAACGTTGTTCTGGAATATTGTAGTTGAATCATGCCATTCAAGATTTGGCATTTGAGTTTCTCCACCAGGATAGTTAACCTGGGGATAAGGTAATTCGTCATTCTTATCAGTAGCATTGTTAAGAACTTCTACGTTGTCATTTCCAACATCGAACATTTGACGCATCCAGTTATCAGCCGAACCAATAACTGGTGACACCGGGTCCGGTGATTGAGGATAAGCTCGAGAATCGGCATAGCCTTCGAGAACACCTCGAGACAATCCTGCATTATTGTTAACTCCAACCATATGCAAATAATATTCTATTGGATCAACATCAGAACCTGAAGCATCTGCAACAACGTTAGGCACTACAATTTGAGATGCTTCCCATTCTCCACCGGTTGCTAATACGCCACCGGAATCAGCAGGCATTAAATTAGTTGCATTTAAATCTGAACCTGCAGCTATAAACTGAGTAACGTGAGCAACATCGGCAAAGACCTTGAAATCACGAAAGCGAGCAACAGCCGATTCAGAACCAGATTCTTCAACATCTTCCATTTGTTGCTTATTCCAGGAACGGAACGCTTTCTCCCATGCATTACTTGTAACCCAAGTATTCGGGAGTTTAAAGCAATTAACAGTACCAGGTTGTAAAGATAAAACCTTCATACCACCTACTGCCCAATTGATCCCTTGACGATAAAATCTACGATTAACCAGGGAAGCAACTTGAGACAAATCGATATAACTTCTTGCAGCACCTGAACCAGGTGTAGCAAATGAAAAAGTCATAACAGAAGGTTCGATTTTGTTGGAGCGTTTCTTAGCAGAATACTTTCGGGCCATAGTAACTAGGCTCTTACATACAGCCTATAATATATCGCCCCGTAGCGCCAGCGATTAAGAACGTTTGTTCAATCTCCCTCCGCAGACTCTGCACCAGTATGCATGCACACGGATTTGACTCTTCTTCGCCTTTCCACCGAAGGTGACGGCTTAAAAACTATACACACTATATGTGTAAGTTTTTGTTTAACAGTCGCAATATACGACAATCCGACCAGTGGTTTTGAGGACTCTGGTAGGGCATTCACAAAGATGTGTAATTAGCTTCTGTTTAGAGCTAATCTTTTTCTTATGTGAGAAGAGCTCACATTTACAATGCCATGATGCTATCATGGAACATCCAACGATTGGATATAGCGATCGTAATTCTAAACATAAATCACAATCTTTACAGTTCTGGCATTTCATCGCCAACACCCACAGTAATCATAGCCACACCTATGACACCGGATAGAGAAGATTAAATCCGTTTTCACTTCTCCTCATCCTCCTTCTTCCGCAAGACAATCCA